GATTCAAAGAGCGCAAAATTCGACTCCGGATATAGTATAATTTTGTTGGGAATTTGGGAATGTGCGAATATCGAATGATGATTGCAGAACTCGGTCACTATGTGGTGATGGTGAAAATTAGTTGCCCGGAATGCGGGGGGACCAGGCTCACGAAGTACGGGAAGACCCTGGCGGGGAGGCAGAAATACAAATGTTCCTCGCCCATATGCCGGCATCAGTTCGTCGCCGGTTCCGATCACCTGGTGAATCCGGATATCAAGGCCCGCGTCCAAAAGCTCCTTGCCGCGAATGTGCATCCGACACAAATTGCGAAAGCAGAACAGGGAATATCTCTCAGATGGCTCTATGAACTCAGGCGAAGGATGAAGAATGACCAACGGTGAGGATGACAGGTTCATAGATTATGCGTTCATGTTGAAATCGGTACAGGATCGGATCGATGAGGAAGCGGCGCAGGTACCGCCCGCAGATGACGAGCAAAAGATCACGAGCAAACTGATCCAGGAATGCCTCTTCGCAAATGAATTGGGTGACAGCGTCCTCTACTCCACGCTTTTCCGTGATCAATTTCTGTACTGCAAGAACACCCAGGAGTGGTTCGAGTGGTCGGGTCATTTCTGGCAGAGGGATATCATGAACAGGTCCCTGGCATCGGTGGAAAAGGTGGTCGACTGCTATCTCGATGAATACAAGCGCCTGGCCGGCAGTATCGCCGACCTGATCGTCCAGGAGGATAAGAGCGGCATCGCTGATCTCAAAAAGCGGCAGCACAACCTCCTCAAACGAGCCAGCCAGCTCCGCGGGGACAAGCGGCGGAACTCATGCCTCAAATTCGCCCACACGATTGATGCGCCCCTCGCCATCACAGGAGAAGAGTTTGACCAAAAGCCAATGCTCTTCCCCTGCGCGAACGGCGTCATTGACCTGGAGACAGGCAAGCTCAAGCCGGGCCGTCCGGGAGATTACCTTTCCCTGTCCAGCCCTGTCGCCTTTGCCGGCATCGATGAGCCTGCGCCCCTCTGGGAACAGTCCTTCCTGGAGATATTCAACAACAATCTTGACCTGATCGCCTATGTCCAGCGCCTCATGGGGTACAGCATCACCGGCTTGATCGGCGAGAAGGTGTTTCCCGTCATGTATGGACGAACCGGCTGGAACGGGCGATCCCTCATCGTTGAAACGGTCAAGCATGTCATGGGCGACCTGGCTGTTACAATTCCCTCGGAAATGCTCCTCTCTTCGAAATACGCGAAAAGCAGCTCCGGTCCGTCGCCGGATATCATCAGCCTCAAGGGGAAGCGCATGGCCTTCGCCTCTGAAATCGACGACAATCAGCGGTTTAGCGCCTCCAAAATCAAATGGCTCACCGGGAAGGACGAACTTGTCGGGAGAAATCCGCACGACAAATATCAGACCTTTTTCGAACAGACGCACAAGCTCTTCGTCATGACGAACACGCTGCCTCAGGCCCCGCCGAACGACAAGGCGTTCTGGGAACGGCTGCACGTCATACCCTTCGGCATTTCTTTTGTCAACAGAGATCCGCAGGAGACGTATGAGCGCCGGGCAAATCTCAACCTGGACCGTCAGCTCCTCAAGGAAGCCCCGGGGATCCTCGCCTGGCTNGTCCGCGGATGCCTTCTCTGGCAGATACACGGCCTCAATCCTCCCATGGAGGTCATNGAGGCGAGGGAACAGTACCGNCGCAACGAGGATCTGCTGGCNGANTTCATCGATGAATGCTGCGTCCGGGAACCNGGGGCAAAGGATAAGGCNGCAAATCTCTANGCGCGGTTCGTNGAGTGGTATCACGACAANATNGGCAAGAATGAGCCTTCCGGCACATGGTTNGGAAAGCAGCTNGCCCAGAAGTATGACAAATGGAAATCTGAGGGTTGCGTCATGTACCAGGGCGTCGCCCTCAAGTCGAAGTAGGGAGGGTTGGAGGGTTTGTTGTATATTTTATCATATATCGTACATATATGCAGAATTGGGCAAATAGTCATGAATAACTATCCCTCTATCCCCGGACGGCGGGGAGGGTTTCAAAAATGCGGTAGATTTTTCACATTCCACGCAACATGCCGGAACAATTCGGGGATTGCCGTGGATAGTCTGATATGTGTACGTTTTTCGGGGAGGGTTGGATGGTTTGTCATAGAAGATTCGGCACTCGTTTTTCATTAATTCGTGCGTTGTAATATATACACGAAACTATCCAACTCTCCCCGTATAAGGGGGGGGGTAATATATAAATATATTATATTATGAAATGAAATTAAATAGTTATAAAGAAAAAAAAGAAGGAAAAAACGGCTGATGCCGAAAACAAACTATCCCTGCGGGATGGGCGTTTCCATGTCTGGCCGATGCGGGGGGAGGCTATAAAAATGGATCTTAAAATATTATGCGACGGACAAACCATAGAGGAAATCGATAAATACTTGGAGGAATCATATAAGTTGATGATTGAAAAGTCAAAATTAGCATTGGAAACGGCAAAGGCGGCACGCAAAAAGGGAGACTTTAAAAAGTGGGGGAAGTTTTGTGCTGTCTCCCGAGTGTGGAAAATGGCTGCCAGGGAAATAACAAACATAGGTATGCCATTTTAATGAACACCCTTGACCTGGCACAAAAAAAAGTGAAGCTCCGGAGGGTTTCCGGAACAAAGGGCGGTGAATGGCAGGGGCCCTGTCCTGGGTGCGGCGGCGTGGATCGTTTCCATGTCTGGCCGGTGCAGAATGAGGGGAAGGGTTTCTACTGGTGCCGGGGCTGTGAAAAAGGGGGAGACAATATTCAGTATCTCAGGGATTTTGAGGGTATGACATTTAAAGACGCCTGCGCGTATCTGAATATCGATATTCCCGATCAACCCGGGCAGCCGGGAAGAAATCTTACACAAAAAACCACACCGCCGGAGAAACCGCGCTTCCAGCCGGAAACAAAAACACCCCCCGTGGAGCTCTGGCAGGAGAAGGCGGGAAAACTTATAGCCTGGGCGCAGGGCAATCTCACAAAGAACACAGAGGCTCTCGCCTGGCTTGCTGAACGCGGCATCACCGCAGAGACGGCGGAGAATTACCGCCTCGGATGGAATCCGGGAGAGGACGGGAAGGATATCTATCGCAACCGGAAGTCTTGGGGACTTCCGGAGGTTCTGAAAGACGACGGCAGGCCACGGGCGCTCTGGATTCCGCGGGGACTTGTCATTCCCTATATTGTTTATGGCATCATCCACCGCGTCCGGATCCGTCGTCCGGAGGATCACAGGAAACCGGAATGGCCGGAACCCTATATCATGATCGAAGGGTCATCGTCGGCAACAATGATCATCGAGCCGCAGCGCCGGGCGTTCGTGATCGTCGAATCCGAGCTGGATGCGATCACCGTCGCCGTCCATAACACCCTTGCCGGCGCCGTTGCCCTGGGATCGGTCAGAGTCAAGCCGGATGCCGAGACCTATGCCGTCCTGAAAAAGGCCCTCCAAATCCTTGTTTCCCTCGACTACGACGAGGCGGGAAAGAAGGCCATAGGGTGGTGGAAGGAACAATTCGATCGGTGCGACCGCTGGCCGGTGCCTCAAGGCAAGGATCCGGGAGAGGCGTATAAGTTGGGGATAGACTTAAATCAATGGATAAAAGTAGGGCTCCCGCCGGCGTTGACGATTGCAACCCGAACCGAATTGCACGGACCGGAAAAGAACTTTACGCCCGCTGATTATGATGACCATAGAGAAATAACCGATCTTGCGCCCCCATTATATGAGCTGCTTACCCTGCTCCGGAAAAACCCGGGCGTCGTCATCTACAATTCGCCGAACCGCTTTGCCGTCCTCCGCCAGGGTAAATATGTCGGCGGCCGCATCAATGAGTTGGTCTTTCGTGTTCCGGAAGTGACGGATTACATCATGAATCATCCCGCCGTGGAGATCGATGGGGGGAACTTAATTTATGGAGGGAAATGAACATGGGATCATTGCCGAGACTAAAAAAGAAAGATGAGCTGAAATATCGAAAAGGGCATCGTGACGAAGGACTTAACTGTGAGTATTGTATCAACTATATCAAGATTATTGATAAACCGGAAGGGCGTTGTAAAATTATGGGAATGAATTCATCGAGGCGCTATCGAGTTCTTCCCAGCAACACATGTAATGCCCAGGAGAGAGACGATTCCCGCTGCTGGTGGATTGAGAAACGTGCAGATGTAGGAGGGAAAGAAGAATGACGCATCGATACTGGGATAAACCTTGGTCGCTCGTTGATGGTTGCACGCCATGTTCGCCGGGGTGCGATCATTGCTGGTCGGCGGCAATGTGGCATCGGTTTCATAAGACAACACAAGAGGGGCATGAAGATGATTGGCTTACAGATGTATTGATTGATACGCGCGGTGATTTATCTAATTGGAAAAATATCCCGAAGCAAATTGTTTGGAATGGACAAATTAGGGTTTGTCCAGAACGCCTCGAAATCCCACTGAAGCGCAGGAAGGATACCGTTTTCGCCATTTGGAACGATTGGTGCCATGAGAACGTCAGCCATACGTTTCGTGCCAATATCGTTAATACCGTCAACGATTGTCCGCAACACACTATTCTCGCTCTCACAAAACGACCAAACGTAGCCCTTGATTTTACCGAATCAATGACGTGGCAAAAAAAATATACATTCCCCGAAAACTGGTGGACCGGCCTCACCGTCTGCAACCAGCAGGAAGCTGACGAGAAAATTCCCGTATTCCTGCAGGTGCCGGGAAAGAAATTCCTGAGTATCGAACCGATGTTGGGTCCGATAGACATTAATGAGGCAATGCCGCTTTACGAAGACGGACCAAATATCGACGCTGTAATCCTCGGCGGTGAAACCGGCCCCGGTGCAAGGCCCATGCACCCTGATTGGGTAAGGTCTGTGCGAGATCAATGTGCGGAAGCGGATGTGCCGTTCTTCTTTAAGCAGTGGGGGGAATGGGTGAAACCTATGGATAGAAATGAAGAGGACGTATGGGGATATGCTGGAAAAAAATCACATATATTCAAACCTGATTATACGGGCGTGTATCGTGTTGGCAAAAGGAACGCCGGTCGCCTTCTCGATGGCCGCACCCATGATGATTTGCCGTGGAGGGCAAAATGAATATTTATATTGCCACATCCTGGAAGAATGAAAGTCTTGCGAAGATAGTTGCTGATATTCTTAGGCGAGACGGTCATGAGGTTGATTGTTTTTGTGATGAATCGACCGGACGTTATTGTTTCCGATGGACAGATCATTTTGAAAAAATTGAGGATGCGAACGTATTTTCGTTTCTCAAACTACCGGAAGCCCGGCGCGCCTTTGAAGAGGATAAAAAATGGATCGATTGGTGCGATGCCGTTTTGATGATTTTTCCATGTGGGAACTCTTCCCATTTAGAAGGTGGGTATGCCAAGGGTAGTGGCAAAAAGCTATATATTTGGGGATCGTTCCCTCCCGGATATTTTGAGAATATGTATGGATTTGCGGACGAGATATATGGGGAATACGAGATTGGAAAGTTGAGACAAAAATTAAGAGAGTGAATTTATCTAATGACTAACGGAACCCCTCGAAACCAGACCGAGGACCGGCGCTTTGAAAACGTCACCGCCGTTCTTGAGTATCTGAAAGGTATGGGCTGGAAGGTGTCGAAATCGAGCCTCTACCGCGACAGGAAGGCGGGAATGTTTCTTCCCCGGGATGACGGGACGTTCCTTCAGAAAGATATCGACAAGTATGCGAGGGCGGAGCTCAAGGAACAAGCGACGGGCATGCGCGTCCAGACAAAGATCGACGAACTCCACAGGAAAAAAGCGGAGCTGGAAGCGAAAAACCTTGAAATGGATCTGAAAAAGAAAGAGTTCGCGTATGCCAAAGACCAGGAGAAATACATTCCAAAGGAGCGGGTGGAGATCGAGCTTGCCGCCCGCGCCGGAATTCTTGATGCGGGGATCAAGCACCTTATCCAGTCACGGGCCGCCGACTGGGTCCGCGTGGTGGGGGGAGACATGAAAAAGATCGACGACCTCATCAATATGATGAACGGCGACTGGAATGAGCACGTCAACAGCTATGCCAGCGCGCGGGATTACGAGGTCGTTATTGATGTGGAGGAAGAAAAGGAGTATGTACAATGAATGACCAAACAATCAGGAGATACTATAGATGAAACTTACAATAAAACGCATGATAGAAAAGACCGAGACGATTGATATTGAATTTCCCTACTACTACAAATATGACCTTTTGTTAGACGAGACAGATTCGGTGATATATGGAAAAATAGAAGAACATCAGGTCACGATGATACAACTAACCTTTAGACATGACGGATATTCAAGTTACGAGCTTGAAATCGACAAAAAACCAGCAACTCACTTTGCATGTTATATGACCGACAAATATAAGAGCGATGAAAATGAGTATCTCCAAGCCATGGCAAAGATGACGGCAGCTATTCAAGGCGCCTTGCGGGGCGTGAAATTAATGAAAGAAGAACCGACAGAATGCTGACCACCCTCCATATACCCCGCTCCGCCCCATGGCTGCCGCCGTCATTGCGGGAGGTGTCCGGACCGGTGCGCGTCCGCCTGCGCTTCCCTTCCGAGCCGGAGCAGAAGATATTCAGGAAGCACAAGAAGATTCCCGTCTCCCGGTGGTGCGAACGGTACCGCTACGTCACCATGTCCGTCCTTCCAGGGCGGTGGCGGAACGAGGTAACGCCCTACCTCGCCGGAATCATGGATGCGTCGTTCTTTCCGTCGGTACAGACGGTCATATTGTGCAAGGGGCCACAGGTGGGCGGCTCCGAGTCGATCAACAACTGTCTCGGCTATGCCATCGACCGCGATCCGGGACCCGCCCTCTGCATATACCCCGATGAGCAGACCGCCCGCGAGAACAGCCAGGACCGCATCCAGCCCATGATTAAAACGAGCCCCCGTTTGCGGAGCTACATGACGGGCGTGGAAGACGACAGCTCCATGCTCCGGATAAGCCTCCAGCACATGCCGATCTACATGGCCTGGGCGCGATCCGCCGCGAGGCTCGCCAACAAGCCGATCCGCTATCTGATTTTCGACGAAACCGACAAATATCCCGAAACCGCGGGAAAAAAGGAGACCGATCCGATCTCCCTGGGGGAAGCCAGGACGATCACCTACCGGCACAACCGGAAGATATGGAAGATCAGCACGCCGACAACGGAAACGGGCAACATCTGGAAGGCCCTCACCACGGAAGCCCAGGTTGTCTTTGATTTCTGGGCGACGTGCCCCGCCTGCGGCCATCATCACAGGATGACCTTCGGCCAGATCAAGTGGGCGCATAGAACAGAGNCGGGGCCGGACGGGAAATGCCATTCGGAGGATCCGGAGACCATCGAGGCGGAAAAGCTCGCCTGGTANGAATGTCCGCAGTGCCTTGCCGAATGGAACGATTANGACCGCGATCGGGCGGTCCGTGACGGAGATTGGCGTGACCGAAAGACGGGAATGGCGCTTTTTCCGTATCTGAAGGCCCGAACGCCCGTGAAGATCGGGTTTCATGTCCCGTCCTGGATATCGCCGTTCGTCGGCTTTTCAACCGTCGCCGCGGCGTTTCTCCGGGGCTTGACGGACCTGAACAAGTTCAAGGACTTCCACAACAAGCACCTCGCCGAGCCGTGGAAGATGGTAATTACCTCGAAAAGCGAGGAGCAGATTCTCGCCGCCCGGTGTGAACTTCCCCCGCAGACCGTCCCGGAGAACGCCCTCGCCCTTACCTGCGGCGTGGATACCCAGAAGCACGGGTTCTGGTTCGCCGTCCGGGCCTGGGCTGCGGACATGACGAGCTGGCTCATTCACTACGGGTTTCTCGCCACAGAGGCGGAGCTGGACCGCATCATCTATGAAACGGCCTATCCGGTGGCGAACAGCGAACGCACCATGCGCATTTTCCGTGCCCTCCGCGACACCGGCGGCGGCGAAAAATACGACGATATGTCCATGACGGAGGAAAGCTATCTATGGATACTGCGCAATCGCGGGCGGGGCGGCTGCGCGATATGGGGGTCGAAGGGATCGAGCCGGGCATTGCCGGGGATGCTTTCCATCGGGAACGAGATACTCGCCACGCCGGCGGGGAAGAAACTGCCGGGGGCCCTCCGTATCATCTCCATCGACACGGAAAAGGCGAAGGATCAGTTCCACTATCGCCTCCAGCTCGCATCGAAAGACGATACCCGGAGCCTCCCCGGCGCGCTGTTCCTCCACGCCGAGACCGGCGCCGACTATGCCGCCCAGATCCTTGCGGAAGAAAAGCAGCTTATCGACAAGCACGAAGAATGGGTGAACGTCCACCAGCGCCCGAACCATTTGCTTGATGCGGAGATCCTCGCGGCGGCCTGCGTGGAAATGGAATTCCCCGGCGGCGGCCTGAGACTGCTGGCGGCATATCTAAACAAAGAAAAAGAACAACAAAAACCCGGCGCGAAGCCGGAGAAAAAGAAAAAAGAAGGGAGATGGTAACAATGTCATCATTAACGTCATTATCGGGTATGAAAGCAATCTGTGAATACTGCAGGAGCATCGGCCTCTCATCGGCGGAGGTATCGGTCCTCCAGATGATACGGGAATTTAATTTTCCCGCCAAAAAGCTTGGCGGGATATGGGAGAGCGACAAGGACCTTATTATCGGCTGGAGAAAGAAGTATGTGGCCGGCGAGAATACCTGGGTTAATGACAAAAAAGACAAAAAAAAATCGAAATAATCGGGTTGCGCTATTAAAATGAGATGACATTGACCGGCGGCAAAGCCCGCCGTGTCTGCATTTCCCGGAAATGAAAAATACAGCGTTTTTTCAAATGCCCGTCCTTCCCGCATCGCAGACCTGTCAACATTAAAAATCCATAAAAGATACCCAAAACTTCCATAAAAGATACCCAAAACTTCCATAAAAGATACCCAAAACTTCCATAATCATCGCCTTCAGTAAAAAACCAGGGTGTATGATTCCCCCATCGTATACTGAAATCATCACGCAACCTATCCAAAAAACGGGGGTAGTATGACTTTCACGACCTGGACAGCACTTTACAACGCCATGCTGGACGTACTGGCATCGGGCGACACGTCGGTCGGATCCGTGACGTCCGGCAGCAAAAGCATCACCTATAAATCCCATGCCGAGTTTCTCCGGATGCTCTCTTTTGTGGAGGGCAAGGCCAAGGAAGAGGAAGGCACATTTTACCCGCGAACGTATGGGGGACAGGGAGGACGGGGCGAATGATATCCATCGAGAAAATTCTCACGGAAGCCATAGACCGGACCATTGCCGTCATCTCTCCGGAAAGGGCCCTGCGCCGTCATCTTCACCGTGAACTCCTGAATAAAAGAAGCAACTATCTTTACGCCGCCGCGAAAACAACCCGACTCACCGGCGCCTGGTCCATTGCGAACCCGGACGTGAACGACGTCATCGGCATGTCCGCACCGCCTGTCAGGTCCAGGGTCAGGCAGCTTGTCCGCGATTTTCCCNNTTTCGGCCGCGCCGTCAACAACATGGTTGACTACACCGTGGGGCAGGGGATCATGTTCCAGTCCAAGGTGAAAAATACGGCGGCGAAGCTCGACAAGAAACGCATCCAGGATATCGAGGACGCCTTCAAGTGGTGGTCAGACGAGGCTGATATATCGGGAAAACTGCATTTCAATGAGATCGTGCGCCTGGCAAAGCGCCAAGACGTGGAAGCGGGCGAGTTTATCATCGCAAAGGTTATGACGAAAGCGGCGAACCGCTATCTCCCCCTCGGCCTCCAGATATATGAGGCGGACTGGCTATCAAGCGCCCACGACAGCTACGGCAGCGGCATCGGGATATCCGCGACAGACCCCGCGGGCAAGGAGACCCGACAGGGCGTGGAATATGAAAAACTGACGGGTCGTGTCACGGGATACTGGTTCCAGGATCCGAATTATGGTTCCAGGGACGTGTATATTCCGGCAAGCCAGGTCATCCACGGTTTCGACATGCTTCGTCCGCAGCAGATCAGGGGTATATCGCCCCTGGCCCCTGGCGTCATGGTTGCTCATGATCTTGCCGATTATATGGACACCGAAATCGACTGCGCCAAGCTCGCGGCAAAATATCTCGCATTTGTGAAAATGACAGACCCAACCTTCCGACAAAATGCACTTCTCACGTCACAAACCAAAGAAGACGGTACAACCCAGCAGATCGAAAATATGGAAAACGCCATCATCGAATATCTCCGCCCAGGGGAAGAAATCGAAATCGCCAAAAATGAGCGCCCGGGGACGACATTCTCCCCCTTTGTGCGGCTCATCCTGACCATGCTTTCCGTAACCACCGGGGTGCCTTACGAGCTTCTGTCCGGCGATTATCAGGGACTCAATTTCAGCACCGCCCGGATTGTCAGGAACGACTTTCAGCAGCAGCTTCGCCCCATATCTGGCAGGCATATTCGGCAAATGTGTTTTCCCGCGATGAAAGAGTTCATGGATACGGCAGTTCTCACGGGAAAGCTGTCGCTCCCCGGCTATTTTCAAAATCCCCGCAGGTACTGGGAAGGAGAATGGACGCCGCCAGGCATGGAAGCCGTCGACCCCCTGCGGGATGCCAAGAGCCAGATCGAATCCATTTCCTTTGGGCTGAAGTCGCCCCAGGAGGTGGCCAGGGAACGGGGGCGCGACCTGGAAGACGTATATAACGAGATATCCGCGGCGAAGGACATGGCGAAAGATCTCGGTCTTACATTTATCATTCCATCAACCGCAGAGAAGAACAACCCGGCGGCGGTTATAGATCAATAGGAGGCGCGCACATGGCGGTAAAACTGAACACGAAAGGCAAGACAAAGGCAAACACCCTGATTAACCAGGGCAAGATGGACAGGGAAACATCCCGGTCGTTTTCCGCTGCGGATGGGAATGCCATCCTCGGAGATCACCCGGACTACCGGGAATACGCGAAATGGTTCCTCGGTATCGATGACGGCGCCGACAAAGAGACAAAAGGCGCCTATAAATACCCTTTTGGAAAAGACGGGAAGGTATACCGTTCCGCCCTCATTGCGATCAGGCAGCGGTCTTCTCAGCAGGAAGAAATGGAAATATATGACGCCGCCGGCGCACTCCTCGAAAAGATCGACGGCGACAAGAAGAAGGCGAACAGCGAATCCCTCAGGTATCGAAGGGCTACGCCGTCTCCGGCGAAAGCCGACGGTCCGGCGAGCGTCGATGAAGCGACGCGATCTGTTGAGGTTGTCATGGCGACGGAAGATCCTGTTACCGTCTGGGACTATGAGAGGGGGCTGGTGCAGGAAGTGTTGATGATGTCCGGATTCCGGACGCCTCCCTCTAACCAGCTCGTCATGCTTGATGATCACCACCGTTTCGGCACGGAAAGCATACTCGGATCCGTGCGGGAACTAAGGACGGAGGGCAGCGAAGCCATGGGACGGGCGTATTTTTCAACAGCCCCGGAAGCTGAATCGCCGTGGATCAAAACCAAGGAAGGGCACCTGACCGATTTTTCCATAGGATACCGGTCTCTGGACGCGACATGGATCCCGGCGGGGACAACGCAGACGGTTCAGGGGAGGAAATTTACGGGTCCTCTCCTGGTGACGACAGAATGGCAGCCGAGAGAGTTATCTCCCACGCCGATAGGGGCAGATCCCAACGCGCGGGCACGATCAAGGCAAAACGCAGGAAACATATCAGACAAGGAGGATAATGACATGAATGAGAAGGTAAGGAAGTATTTGGAACGCATGGGACTGCCGAAGGACGCATCGGAAGATGAGGCCTTGGCATTTCTGGACACGCTTGGCGAAAGGCAGGATACACAGATACCGCCGGAGCCTACAGAAGCACAGGCAGAAACGATCAGGGCTGCCGCGACGGGTGCCGAGCGGGAAAGGATCCGCGAGATCGATGCCATGTGCACACGGTATGAATGCCAGGATCTGGCGAGGAGCTTCATCGTTGACGGGAAGCAGGTTGGAGAAGCGCGGGCCGCCATCCTCGACAAGCTCCATAAAGACGCAAAGAATCCCGGGTTCAGGGGGATTGAGATCGTGGCGGAAGAGAAAGATAAGTTCCGTGCCGCATGCCAGGACGGCCTCATGCTGAGGGCGGGAATGACCGTCGCGTCGCCGGCGCCGGGAAGCGAAAATTTACCGGGGATACAGCCTGGCTGAAATGGCCAGGGAATGTCTCCGCATAGCAGGATTGAATCACCACGGGAACGTGAAAGAGATGGTCGGACGTGCCCTGACGAGTTCCGATTTTCCGTACATCCTGGCGAACCTGGCCACAAAGTCAATGCAGCTCGCCTGGGAAGGATCGGTAGAGACCTGGCAGACCTGGTGCGGAATCGGGTCCGTGTCGGATTTCGAAGACGTATTACGATAACGCGCTATCTGAACATGATGATCTGGAAGAAGTGAACGACGCCGGAGAGATCAAGTACGGAAGCTTTTCGGAGAAATTGCCCGAGACATACAAGGCCGCGAGTTACGCGAAGAAGTTCCGCATCACCCGCGTCATGATCATCAATGATGACATGAACGCCCTCACCGCCATGCCCGCGCGAAGGTCCGAGGCGGCCGCGAGAAAGGTCGGCGACGTGGCCTATGCGGTGTTGACGGCAAACGGCAACATGGCGGACGGGAACGCGATTTTCGACAACACAAACCACGCGAACGACGCTCCGTCGGGATATCGCGGAGTACCAGGCATCATTTCCATCGGCGAAGGCGTCCGGGCCATGGGTACCCAGAAGGATATCAAGGGATTGCGCCGGCTGAACATCAATCCCGCGTTCTTCATCGCCCCGAAGTCTCTTCAGGGGTCTTCGGAGATATTTTTTATGTCGGACAAGTATTCCGACACAAACACCATCGCGACCGATTCCGCCTTCGCGTCAACGCGAAACAACCCTTACGCCGGGAATTATTTCACTCGCGTATACGAGCCGCGCCTGGAAGATAACTCAGCATATATATGGTATCTCGCCGGCCCCAAGGGAAGGGCAGTAAAAGTTGTGTTCCTGAACGGCGTGCAGGCCCCGACCATGGAAATGAGACAGCCGGGATTCACGATCGAAGGGTTCGAATATCTGGTTGCCATTGACGTAGGCGCGTATGCAACCGACTACAGGGCGCTATATCGCAATCAGGGGGCATAATCCCAACCAAGACAAAGTCATAATAACAAGGAGGATACAAACATGGCTACAAATAAAATTCAGGACGGGAAGGTCCTTCGCTTAACCGTGGGATCCACGGTAGATTCAGGCAATCCGGTTTCGGTGGGGAATTCCCTCCGGGGGGTTGCTTTGACTGATTACGATTCTGGTGACGGGAAGGCGTCTGTCGCCATGGACGGCGTGTTCGATCTCAGCGTCCAGGCCGTCGACGATGCGGGAAACAGCGCCGTCGCTATCGGCGATCGTCTGTATTACGCGGGCAGCGCCACCCCGTGGCTTTCGAAAAAGAAGTCCGGAAAGTTCTTTGGTGTGGCATTGGAAACGGTGGGAAGCGGTCTCACGGATACCATCAATGTTCTTGTGGGACCCATTACTGCCCCGGATCGGGCGTCGCACCAGGTATTCGCCGCGGGGATCCACGTCGTCGACGACTCTCCCCTGGCCGCAGCGGAATTTATTCCCGTTACGGGCATTCTGGCGACGGATGTCGTTGTCTGCACGTTGTCGGTCAACGGCGGAAGCCCGCAGCTCTATATCCTTTCCGCGGTAGCCGCGGCATCACCCGCGGGCATTACCGTGACGGCCAGCGGTACATTTAACACGGCAGACGCGATCAACTACGTGGTGCTAAGGGCGGCCCTGTAAACAGGCATTATCTGAAGATGCCGTTCGGTTATCGGGGGCGGCATTTTCATAATCCCCCTGTTTGTGTGTAAAGACGTGAGAAAAGGAATGCCGGGAGAAATTCGTCGTGAATGGATTTATCACTATAACAAAAGCAGACTGGGAGTGCATGGACGAAAAACAAAAGCTCTGGGCAATTTACAATACCTTGCAAACCATGCACAACAGGCTGGAGGTTCTTGAAAGAAGGCCTCTTGTTGACAAGTGCTGGGCGTTTATAGGAGGCATTGTCGGCGGCATTTTGGCTGCCCTTGGAATAAAGTACGGCCCGCATTGAGAAGGTATTCTCATGGAAAGACTCAAGCAAATGCTGATCAGGCATGAGGGATATAAGAAGAAGCCATACCGCTGCACCAGAGGCAAGATGACTATCGGTGTCGGCTGGAACATGGAGGCGAACGACCTCCCGCGCGACATCGCGTCATGTTTGCGAGTGTGTGGCCACATAACCGACGAAATGGTCCATCGGCTCCTCGATATTTCCATTGAAACCGCAACGAACCATTGCAGGAGCATATATCAAGGCTTTGATAATTACTCCGAAAACAGGCGTTTTGCGTTGATAGATTTCATATTCAACGTTGGCGTCGGGACAGCCCTGAAATTCAAAAATATGAAACGGGCAATAGAAGAAGGACGCTGGCGCGATGCGGCTCATGAAGTCATGGAATCCGCATATTGGGCACAGCTTGGCGGAGATCCCCCGGGCGCTGATGATGGCATACTGGAAAGGCCTGAAGAAATAGCACGGATGATTGAGGGCGGATAATTATTGTAAGGCTGGAAACAAAATAGAGCAATCGACAGGACGGTCGCACCACCTGTCATTGATTAAGCGAGGTGGGAAAAATGAAATACTTAAATCAGGGCAGGGATTACAATCACAACCGCACGAATGGCCTTGAATTTTCTGACCATAATGATGCGGAGAAGCTGAGTGCAGGGGTTGCAATACGACATGCTCTGCCGGAAGGCGCAAATTGGGTTCTATTATCCCCCACGGGCGTTGTATATGTGCTCTTTGGCGATGCTTCCGTGACCGCCGCTGTTCCCTCGACGACAATTACGGACGGATCGGCGAGCGTGCCCAATCTCGGCCTTATCAGAATGCCTGCCGGGGCGACTCACCTAAGCCTGATAAGTCCGGCTGATTGTGTCGTAACTCTGTCATTTTGGATGTAAGGAGGGCGCCATGAAAAGACCTGTATTTATCGCCGCGTTTATATTGTTCATGTGCGCCGTTTTGGCAATTCCCTGCCAGGCGCAATATACGAACCCTCCGCTTACAATCGCCGGCCTTGTCCCATCGTATACCGTAGCCGCGAAACCGACCGGGGTGGTCGGACTGATGATCTATATTACCGACGGCACATCGTCCACGGATTGCACAACCGGAGGAGGATCCACGAAGGTGCTGTGTATATACAACGGATCAGCCTACGCATCTGTAGGGTCTGCGGGCGCGGGTGATATTGAATCCGTAGGAAACTGCACGTCAGGTGCCTGTGACGGTACTACCATGTCGTGGGGAGATGGAACCGGGCCGGTTGTCTGGACATTTTCAGTGACAGGCACAGATGCAACAATGAGCATAACAGCAGACGCTTTCACCCTGAATACCGACCTTGCTCTTGGGGCTAATGATTTAACCCTGACTGGCTCAATTGGTACAACAGGGGCAAGGGTAACGAAGGGATGGCTCACCGACCTTGAGATCACTAACGCCCCCACTATCAACGGTGCGGCATGGACTACGATACTGCAACCGCTACACGCCTCATTGACTTCTATTTCAGGTCTCACAGAAACTAACGGTGGCATCCCCTACGGAACGGCTGACAACACTTACGCATGGCTGGCGGCAGGGGCAACGGGAAAGTTGTTGATTGCCAAGGGTGCGGCTGCTCCTGAGTGGACACCTTACACCATGCCTGCGGCTGTACCGACAGTTGGCTACGGTCTTATCTCAGACGGTACGGACATGGTAGCGACTTCATCGGCATTTGGCACAGGGGCGTATGCCACGATTGCGAATTATCAGCCTGTGGATGCTACCTTAACTTCCTTAGCGGCACTCACGATAGCAGAGGGAACACTTATCATCGGGTCTGGCGCTGATGCGGTGACGAACCTTGCAAAAGCCGACCAATACTACATCCTTACGATGGGGGCTGCACGGCCTGAGTGGAGTAACACCATGCAGATCGGCACGCTGGTATTGCCGTACTCGGATGCAGCGCCTTCAGCTACAGGGCAGATACGGCATGACACAAGCGTAACGGGATTTACTCATGGAGCGATAAGTTGGTATGATGGTACGGGAGTAAGGAATGTATGCGATAGTGAGTTTTGTAAGATTGACAGCACCGGGCAGATGCAGTTCGGTGACTCAGGAACGTACATTAACCAAAGCACAGACGGTACGCTCAACATCGTTGCCGACACCATAGCTCAGATAGTTGCTCCCAACCTGAAACTTGCCTTTGACGCTGCTACGTATCTCAACATAGCAACGGCTGACGGTGGGGCGACAACCATTTCTCAGGTATCAGATGGTGCGGATACCATCAACATCGGAGACGAACACAGACGATCAGGTACGGCTAAGACTGGTGAATACCGACACAGACGGGCATTGGAGTGGTACGACAATCTACTTCGCTCAGTGTGCGGCTTCGATGGCGTTTGGAACTGCGGCATACATTCAGTCAACGGGAANNCCCGGACTTGCTGATGCTGATGCGGCAGCGACCATGCCAGCGATAGGGCTTGTAGTCATTGCCTCTACGGATGCTGATACACCCTGCACGATTCTCACTCATGGTACGATAACTAAAGACACATGGGCATGGACAGCAGGGAATACTATCTATGTGGCAGACGGAGCGACTTCCGGCTTGCTCACGGCAACAGTGGGTGATCTTTCGGACACGGATGATGTGGTGCAGGTCGTTGGCATAGCACTGACTGATGATTCAATCTTCGTCAACCCATCCCTCAGCACGATTACATTGGAGTAGCATATGATAAAACGATACCTTGTAATACTTTTATTACTTCTGTTTACCATCAATGCCTATGCTGCAGGTGAAGTCAAGACGGTAATGGGCGTGGCGGACTCGTCTATCAAAACCGTGATGGGTGTAGCCGGAGCATCAGTAAAGACTTGGTGCGGGAAAGATTACAACGATGGGGATGCAGGATGCAACTACGATGCCTGCGCCGCGGGATGCACACTGTTTTACTGGGATTGTTCGACTGCATCAATGGCATCCAACGTGTGCAGTCTTGGGGATAATACTGCGGCAAAAGCCGGTGAAATTGACCTGACTACCAATGCGGGAAAGCTGACAATCACTGATGACTCGGATAATGGAGGTGATTATTATTCCTTTACAATGACTGAGTATAACCTATTCCCCGCCGGAGCATTTACCCTGGAACTCACCGTCAACTTTTCAGTGATAACAGATAATGCGATTATTGTGTCAGTATACTTCGATGCGGATAATTCCCTCTTTCTGATGTTCGATGGCATTGATCTGGAAGTGAAACATGAGGGAAATAACGTGATAGAAACGAATACTTTTGACGTTAATCTGGCTACTGCCACAGAATACCAGTTGGTTATCACGGCAGATACAGTCAACGGGATGGACGTGTCGATAGACGGTGGGGCGAACTGGAAAGGCGTTCCTGCATCATCGACTATCACAACGATGACTCACTCAGGCTCGGCAACGGCACCGTTGAGAATAGGCAATGCTAGTGCAAACAATCTCGAAGGGACTATCGATAACGTCCGTATAAAATCTGGATGGAAGGCGGGGTACTAAATGAAAAGAATATTGTTGGCAATACTGATTGTCTTCTTGATGGCGACTACGGCATGGGGAGGAGAAGAGCATTTCGTCACTCTCAATGGTGCAGGGGCGAAAACGGGGGCAGACTGGGCAAATGCCTTCTCACTTGCGGATTTTAACACGTCTACGAATTGGGATACCGATGATGCGGATGACAACAAGATAGGGCAGGGGGACACGGTATATTTTTCCGGTGGTTCCAGTGGTGTAGTATATAACGATACTATGACCATACAAAAAAGCGGAGCTATTGGTAATCCGATCACCATAAAGCCAGGTGCGGCGCATCCGTCATTATCAGCTGGTCACGATGGACTGGTGACATTCACAGATAGCGCATCCTACGGGATGTTAATGTATCATCAATACATAACCATAAACGGGAACGATGGTGCTGGAAACAGGAAAATACGGGTGACGGGTAATTATCTCTCCGGTGTTGCGATTGCCAATGCGACTAAGGGAGTATTGATAACATATCTCACTGTTGACAAGAATGGAACTAAGAAATCCGGTGCAGATGTTAATGGCTTCAGACTGAATAATTTAACTGATTATGAAGCGACGCAGAGATTGGAAATCTCATATTGCGACATAGACGACAACTATCAAGATCAGATTAATATTACCGGCAATGCCGCTGGTTCGTCATTTGACACTGTGTTAATCCACGACAATCTTATCCACGGCATCAATGATGACGGGATAGAATACAGCAATATTTCCGGTGTCTCTATCTACAATAATCTGTTTTACGGATGGGGAACAGGAGGAGGGGGACATCCAGATCATATTGCGTCAAATGGTGGTACATACACAAAGATTTACAATAACTATTTCTATGGTTGGGAAGATGACACACATACTTTGAACGCAAATATTCTTCCCTCCGGCTTTACATCAACGGTTGTGAGAGAAGTTACGGATGTGTATGTATACAACAATGTCATGTATAATGACAATCTGAATCCTAAAGGTGGCACTTCAGTTGCTCGTGGAATAGAAATCACGACAGGTAGCTCATCTTCAGTTACTGCAATGCGAAGGATCTACGCATTTAATAATACCCTTATAAACCAACCATTTTACGGTATATCTGTTAATTTTGCTTCCGGCTTTACCATAGAGGATGTTCGTGTTGAGAATAACATCCTTAGTGGATGCGGAATTACAACTACAAATGCCTTTATGTTCAATGCAGGGACACATACACGGGGTTCACATGGTGATGAAGTGGAAATGGTTATGGATTACAACCTATTCTACGCAGGAACTAATGGGAAAACCATTATCAAAAATGAGAGTGATTTCTACAGCCATGCCGATTTTAAGACAGCTACAGGTTGCCAAGATCACGGTGTTTTAGATAATCCCCTATTAAATTCTACTACACATATTCCAGACACATCTTTTTCCCCTGCTATTGATGCAGGAGTGACATTTGCCTTCACAGACGAGGACAAAGCAGGAACAACCAGACCAGTAGGTGCTGCATGGGACATAGGGGCATACGAATACGATGGTAGCGTATATTATCTGCTCACCGTGACCGTAGCGGGGACGGGAACAGGTACGGTTACAAGCTCACCATCTGGAATCAGTTGTGGCGAAGACTGCACACAGGATTATGCGGAAGATACGGTTGTCACGTTAACGGCATCTCCGTCGGGTGGCTCGACAGCTACATGGTCGGGTGAAGGATGCTCCGGTTCAACCACTTGTGTAGTCACAATGAGTGCGGCAAAAAATCCAACAATCACATGGACAGAAGCACCCACTCCACCCGCAGGTTCAATCGGAGGCATACAGACCGGAGGGACGGGAAGCATGACCCTTGACGGAACCGGAACAGGCTCCATAACAATCGTACCATAGGGAGGGAATTATGAGAAAGATAATAATGGTAATCACAATCATCTTCATGGCAACGGCATCATACGCCTTTGACGACATAGCAGTTCCGGCTCAGTGCGAAGGGCAGAGCATAGCCTGTGTGCAGGGAGTAGGCACATGCACGGCTGAGTATTGTCCTAACGTGTATCTGTACGATGGCACAGGGAAGTTTATAGGGATAGAGAGCAACTGTCCTAACCAGTGTACGCACACGAAGACTTGCTCATGCGGTACTTACACTTGGGAGGTCAAGGAGTCTTTTAAAGGAAGTGTGAAGTGGCAATGAAAAAGCTAATCCTGCTCATAGCAATTCTGGCATTGATAGGCTGTGCGACCACCCCGAAATGTGAGTGCGTGTGCAGGTGCGAGTGTCCACCTCTTGATGATAGATGGGAGTGCTTCAAAAACCCTGACGGACTTACGGTAAGGTGCTATCCGAAACAGTCAGTTTTAGATATGCCAAGACAACCCATACCCGATTACTCAGGTTGTTATGAACTAATTGAAAAGGCGTGGGGATTAGGTAGGTAAAATGTTTCACTCGTATCTCGACGAAAGACACATGGGAATATGGCAAGGGAGAGACGTATATCAACTCCTTGTCCCTCTGCGTTTTTCTGTCTGGGGTTTTTTGTATGGTGAAGCTCCTCAGTCGATGTGGACGGATCATTCATCTGTTCCCCGGCAATCGCTCATGCCTATCATTTACGCCAAGTGGGGAGGACGATGCACCAAAGAATCCGTTCCCCACGATTATGGATACAGGCGAGGGGCGTCTCTATGGGTTATATGGGATAGGTATGATACTCGTGTTCAAACAAACGAGCAAGAGATTCCCGAGGATGTATTGACGTGGCTGATGGAACATTATGGACAAGAAATCATTACCGATATTCCGAGATTCGTGTGGGACGTCATATTCAGACAGTTAATGATCGAAGAAGGCGAACCGCTTGATTTATACGATCCCATGTATTTGGCGGTGAAATTGGGAGGAGGTTCATCATATCATGTGTTTGAAGTGATGGATCCTCTGCCTTGCGACAGGATTAACATGTATGCCTTGGATTAGGAGATTATTATGAAAGATTCCTTCGACAAATGGAAGTTCGTCTTCATGGCATTTTATGCCACGGCTGTCACCTTCGTTTCGTTTCTTTATTTTTTTGCCGTGTCATTTAGGGTGATTCCGGAGGACAATGTGGGGAATGTGAATATTATTCTCGGCTTCCTCCTCGGTACTGCCGTATCAAGTTTCATAGGATATTTCTTCGGTTCGAGTCAAAGTGCCATAGCTCATGGCAAGAAGGAAACAAAACCGGAAGGGCAAGGAACGATATCACCATGACCGCTTTTGATACCGCGATGCAAAAAATATTCTCCGACAGGAACCTTGCAGTCGATGCGGTGTATCATCCCGCCGGAGGTCCGTCCGTATCGTGCAGGGTAATATTTGAGGAGGATATTTTGTTGCAGCCCCCGGAAATGATGGCGCAGATAGATGAACGCGGCACTACCATCGAGGCTCGTCTCGTGGATCTCGGCAAGGAACCTGATCGCGACGAAACTTTCGTTATCGGCAGCGATACATATACCGTACAGAGAATTGACGAAAACGACGGCCTTGTGGTGAGGATGATTGTAATATGAGCGATACATTTTCAATCCAGATCGACCAGCACGATTTACGGAAAATAGAGGAGATGTTTTCCGATATCGGAAAGTCGCCTGCAAAAGTGTTTGTCCGTTCCCTCAACAAGACGCTCACAGGAGTAAAAACAGATGCGTCGACCGCGATCCGCGGCGTCGTGACAGCGAAGAAGGCCGATGTGGACAAAACATTCTCCATAAGTAAAGCAAGCGAGAAAACACTTTCCGCATCCATTACATGTACGGGGAAACGGCTGCCCCTATACACATATTCCGCCCGGCAGACAAAAAAAGGCGTTTCTGTGCAGGTCAAGAGGGCAAACCCGCGAACAGTTGTCCCACATGCATTTGTTGCGAAAATGAAATCCCGACACGTTGGCGTTTGGGTACGCGATTACGTGCCGCGCGGCAAGTCGGGAAGGACAGTATCGGCAGATCCGCAAATCCGGTATGGCAGGTTGCCGAGACAGTATCGTCTGCCCATTCGGGAACTTTTCAGCATGAGGGTTCCTGATGTCATGGGTTACGAGCCGACGATGAAAACAATTTTGAAACAGGCGGAAAACCGCCTCCAAAAAAATCTCATGCACGAGATGGAATACGAATTGAGCAAACATAAATGAGCGATTCAATTAGGGAAATTATCATTCAGGACTTTATGGCCAGGGCGGCGATCATTACCGTTGCAAACGGCTACGCGACAGACTGCGGCACGAATGTCGAAAGAGCCAGGAAGGCCATCGATCCCGATGAACTGCCGGCGAGTATAATCTGGCCGGGGCAGGAAAAGGCGGAACAGGCGTACGGTGAAATAGTATGCACGATGTCCATCCGCGTGGAAGGGATTGTAAAATTTGGTTCTGCAAATCTTTCCGTAGTATCGGAAAAAATTCTCGCAGATCTGAAAAAATGTTTTCTGTCCCGGGCTAATCTATTAACCAGCCCTCAGACAGGCTGGATCCGCTCGCCCGACTATATTGATAAAATCAGTTACACAGACGGCGGCGTGAATGAATATCCTGATGACGGCATGGTATCGGTCGGCGCGTCCGCCGTATTCGAAGTGACATATACACAGAAAATTGATGATCCCTATTCGCAGTAATAATTCATGGATCAAGGAACCGCAACATGGCAGATGAAAGAAACAAAATATTAATCATCATGGGTTCGGCGCCATGCCTGCAGGATGATCTTGTGAATATTCCGGGTATCCTCTTCCTGGAGTGTGATTATATGGCTATCGGCCTCGATGCCGTGGACAAGCTTGCACAGCCCATCAGGTATTTCGCAACCTATCATCCCATAGAGATCAACGCGGCAAGGAAGCGCCGGGAGGACGCCGGCGGGAACCTGAACTATATGGTGATTTCCCATCAACCACACGAGGGGGTTGTGGATATGATTGTGCCCTTCGAACCTCCTTCCGGCTCCAGTTCCCTCCTGGGGGTCCTGGCGGGGATAAAAATGGGATACTGCAGGATTGTTCTCGCCGGCTGTCCTCTCACCGGGAAAAATGAAAGAGGCGCAAGCTATGACTCGTTTCGTGAGGGATGGGAAAAGAAGCTCGGATCAATAAAAGAAAAAACACGATCCATGTCAGGCTGGACAAGGGAGATCCTTGGACCTCCCACGGATGAATGGTTGGCAGGGCAGGACGGGAAAATCAATGGCTGAAAAAATAATTATCATAACCGGCTCTGCGCCGTGTGTCCATGATGATCTTGCCAGGCTACCCGTGCGCCTTGGTCTCTATGACGTTATGGCCATCGGTCTCGATGCCGTCGATAAATATCCAGGCCATATCAAATATGTCGCCACGAACCATCCGGAAGACATTCCGGCGATCCGCACCCGACGGGCGTTGATCAAGGGGAACATGGATTATCTGGTCATTTCTTACCAGGCCCATGAGGGCGTGGATATTGTTCAACCTCTCGGCCCCGTATCTGGGTCATCGGCGATCCTGGGCGCGCTGGCTTCCATTGCTCTCGGGTACGATCGGATCATCCTTTGCGGTTGCCCACTTGTCGGAAATGCGCCGGAAGGCAATCCCTATGAGGCCTTTCGCCCGGGATGGGAGGCGGTCAAGACGACGGTGATCGGCAAAATAAAATCAATGTCCGGCTGGACAAGGGAATTCCTCGGAGGCCCTCCGGAAGTCACCATCGGCGCCTGCTGGGATGGCCGGGATTATTATTCCATCGACTACATCAACCGCCTTTTCAGTTCCGTCGCCAGGAATACCTTTGTTCCGTTTGATTCCGTTCTCTATGTGGGGCCGGAAGCGGAAAAGCCTGGACGAACCGACGGCATTGATCCCTCGATTACAATCATCCCCGTGGGACTTCCCTTCTGGTGGTCCGGGTTTGTGTTCTGGTCGAAGGATCCTCCGGGTATCGTGACGCCCTCCATATTGTATCTCGACCTGGACCAGGTCATCGTCGGCAGCCTGGATGAAATCATAACATATTCGTCAGAGCAGGCATATATGAAGGATTATCCTTCCCATAGTTGTCCGTATGATCGGGAAAAAAGCGCCTGTGTAAGCACTTCTCTCATCCGGAACGGCGCCGGTGCGAAGGTATGGGATGAGTATGTTGCCCAGGGGAAACCCGTCTGGGACCCTCTTGCGCCCCCGTCACACAGGATATTTCCTGTTGGGTGCCAGTCAATTCTCGATGATCCGCGTTACGGCATGCGCTACGATTCTTTTTCCTGAGAATTGGATATGCTCATACAGGCTCCAGGTGCTTCCCCGCGGATTGCCAGATGATTGCAGGATTGTCGCCTTTCATGGCCGTCCGAAACCGCACGAATGCAAAGAGCAATGGATCAAGGAGCACTGGCGATAGAAAATCGGAAATAATGTAAAAACTCAGCCCCAGGGCGAGCATATACAATGGAGACAATATCGAGATCGGCGACAACGTCCGCATTGATGATTTCTGCATCCTCTCCGGAGGAGCAGGTCTCAGGATCGGGAGCCATATCCACATCGCAAGCTATGTTTCAATTTTTGCGGGGTCCGGCATTGAGATCGGTGATTTCTGCAATATCGGCGGTTACGGCCTTTTGTTGTCGGAATCAGATGACTTCAGCGGCGAATCCCTCATCAGCCCGTGTATCCCCATGAAGTACAAGCCGGGGTATAAAAAGGGAAAGATCACCATGGAACGCCATTGCACCCTGGGAGCGAAATGCACCATCCTTCCCGGCGTGACCATGCGCGAGGGATCCATTGCCGGCGCGCACTCGCTAATTGTAAAAGACTGCGATCCCTGGGGCCTGTATGTCGGAGTTCCGGCGCGGCGGATCCGCGAGCGCAGCCAGAAGATGGTGGAATTGGGGAAAGGGTTCCTCGATGAATATGCAGCGGAAAACCCTGATGTTCTCGTATCGATTGTATGCCTGGCGTACAACCAGGAATTGTACATACGGGAGGCCCTGGATGGTATGCTGATGCAGAAGACCGGCTTCCCTTTTGAAATTATCATTCATGACGATGCGTCTACTGATAAAACGGCGGACATTATCCGGGAATATGCCCGCAGGTACCCGAGGATTATCCGGACAATCTTCCAGACAGAAAACCAGTTTCGGTCAACGGGTAAATATCCCATCATGCATGCCTATGCGGCGGCGCGGGGGCGATATGTCGCCGAGTGCGACGGAGACGATTTCTGGACCGACCCCCTGAAGTTGCAGAAACAGGTCGATTTCCTGGAGGCGAATCCTGACTATGTCATGTGCCATCATGATTATAAACTTCTTTCCAGGGGGGTCCTTGTTACTCCATCCGCGCATAAGCCCCGGGACTTCTCAAAAGACGAATTGATCGCTTTTTCTCCCGACGGATACGGTATCGCCGGCTGCACCAAAATGTACCGAAACCTGTTTACCGCCGGCACAAAGAAGGATTTCGAGGATTTTCAAGGGGATTATCCCCTCAATGTGCTTCTCGGCACATACGGGAAATGCAAATACATCGAGGGAATTCATCCGTCGGTATACCGGAAACACGGCAGGAATTCCTGGGCGGCGTTGTCCCCCGGAGAAATCACCATGAGGACACAAACAATGTACCGGCGATTGTACGAGCTGATGGTGGCTCGCGGTAATCCCCATTATATCGCACTGCGGGAGGGATTTTTGCATGGCTGAAGGGGTGTATATCATTACGGAAGAATTTGAGAAGGTCATCGCCCGCTATACCGGCGCGCCCTATGCCGTCGCCGTCGATAACGCGAGCAACGCCCTTTTCCTGGCCCTGAAATATGACGACATTGAAGGAAAGGAAATAACCATTCCCGCCAGGACGTATCCATCGGTTCCCTGCGAGATTATTCACGCGGGCGGTAGCGTGAGGTTTTCACCAGCGGAAGGAGAGAAGTTGAAAGGCGCGTATCCGCTGGCCGGTTCGCGGGTGTGGGATTCGGCCCTCCGGTTTACTGCAAACATGTACGTGCCCGGATCATTCATGTGTGTGAGCTTTACGGGTCCTTACAAGCACCTGAAACTCAGCAAAGGAGGGGCAATCCTGACAGACGATGATATGGCCCATGCCTGGTTCAAGCGGGCGAGGTTTTCGGGTAGACGGGAATGTTCCTATCATAATGACACATTCGATATGCTCGGATGGAATTTTTATATGATGCCGGAAATCGCGGCAAGGGGGTTGCTTATGATGTCACAATTTTACGATAGCAACGGCATACCGATCGAGAATCAGGATCTGGAAATATCCTATCCAGATCTGTCGCAGCATGAAATTTATACCAAGACGCACAATCAAAACGGTGACGGGAAGGCCTGCGATTGGTGCGTGGAATGCGGGTATTGTAAGAAGTGAGAAGGGAATAGAAACATGACGACGCCTGATATTTACAACGAAATATGGAAGAAGGGTCATTACCGTGAGGGCTCGACATGCCTCCGTCTTGTGCCCTTTCTTCGGAACTACATTCCTCCGGGAAGCGTCGTGAACGATTACGGTGCAGGAACGGGACGGGCCGAGAAAAAGCTCCTTGAATTCTGTTCAAAGGTGAATATGGTAGATTTCGCCTCCGTGGCTCTTGAGGATGATGCCCGCGCCCTGATCGGGGAACGCCTTACTTATACCATCGCGCCTCTGGAGTCCTTGCCCGAAGACTTCCCTGTTGCGGATTGGGGAATCTGCATCAACGTCCTCATGGTCGTTGATCCCGATAAACTGGGGGACATCCTGAAAAACATCCGGAGAACATGCCGAAATCTGATTGTGGAAGTCTATGACGTGCCCGATACGCGCCTTGGACAGAATCGGACCCTCGTTGTCGGCGATGCGGCCTGGTGGGCGGCTGAACATTCAAAATACTGGCCCGTTGTGGAATCGGTGAGAAGCCCGGAGCATCCGCGCCGGTATATTACAATTTGCAGAGAAAAATAACCTTATAAAAAATGTCATGACAAGGAGGATGTAAAAAATGGCAAAGACAAACACAGCAGCAAATGCGAAATTGCAGTTTGAAGCGGGGCAGGAGTTGAACGCGAACGCCGCCATGACGGATTCCGGCGATCACACCACGTTCAACACATCCGGTGCCACTCTCTGGTCACAGAAAAGCGGCTATGAACCCGTTATTAGACCGGACGGCCTGGAAACAGGCGGCGCGGTGACTCCGGGATCAGGAAACGACACGATTTCCGTGGCCGCCCTTACCTGCTACCTGGCCGGGGTGAAAGAGACCGTATCCGCAGACGGTTCTGTCTCCGTTACGAGACCGACGGGCGGATCACCGCTCAATAGCCACAACATCAGTTCCGTGACTATCGACAGTCTTGGGGCGATCACCGTGGTCAAGGGTGAGGATGGCACGTCGTTCTCGGCGACAAGGGGTGACGCTGGAGGTCCTCCGCTCATTCCCGTCGGTTCCATCGAAATCGCGCAGGTAAAGCTCTCTTCCGCGACTCCCGCGGCGATCACCGCATCGGAAATCTTTCAGATTGTCGGGACAAGCTGCGAGCGGTGGGACTATCCCATCTGGTCGGAGGATCCTTTCAGCGGTGAAATCACCTTTGCATCGGCATTGCCCGCGATCCATGTCGGAAGCCCGGCAACCTACAAGGGAGTCTATGCCGAGGTGTATGAACCCGTATTCTCAGACCTGGAACCCGTCACGGATTTTGTGCCTCCGGAAACGAGCCATACCGTCAGCTCGACTGCGGTATACGGAGGGACCGTCGGTGCATCGTCTTCCTCACTCGGCCAGGGGAGTTTCAAGGCATTTTTGAAAGACGCGATCACCGAGGCGTTCATTGGCCTGAAGAACGAGACCCTGTTCTTTAAGTTCTATCCTGACCGGAACAAGGCACCGTATCACATCTGCCAGGGGAAACTCGGCATTTCCCGGACGTTCCCTGCAGGAGACAATATTCAGGCGAATTGTACTATTTCCGCGACCCAGGCGGGTAACGACGTCGCGGCATAACTGTTTATCCGGATACAGGGTTATGAGGATACACCATGTCATCATTTGACAAAAAGCGTTTTTTGAAGACCTCTTTTGAACCCCGCTCCGAGGCTGTCCCCGTGCCCGACCTGAAAGATTATTTCGGAGAGGGCGCGGCGGCGGTCTGGACAGTCCGGGGATTATCAGGCCATGAACTGGGCAAGGTCAACGAAGCGGAGGAGCGCAACCGCAACATGGCTGCGATTATAGAAGCACTCGTCTCCGTCAATGCCGTCGAAAAGGCCGACGGGGTGAAAAAGCTCGTAGGCCTGGACGATTCGACGCCATCGGACATTGCCCGCCGCATCGAGATGCTTGTCATCGGCAGCGTTGATCCCGTGTGCGATCAGGAATTGTCTGTGCGGATTTGTACTTATTTCCCTGTCGAATTCATGCAGATGACCAATACCATCACGAAGCTTACCGGCATGGGGGCGCAGATAAAAAAAAAGTCGAGCAGCTCTGGGATGACGCCGGCGTGAAAAACGCCCTCGCTCTCTGCTACGATAAGAAAATGTTTCTCTACCAGGCGAGGCCCGATATCATGCCCTACGGATTTTTGAGCGATATCGAAGTCTTTCTCTGGGATAAATATTACGCGACACTGCATAGGGGCTGAGGATCATCAATGGCTGATCTTGAAAAAACGGTTGCAATCATATTCCAGGGCAAGGATGAATTGTCAAAGTCCATGCAGAGCATGGATACGAGTTTGCGTGGCTTCGGGAAGGGAATCAGCGATTTCGCCGCGCCCTTTGCGAACATTGGGACGTCAATCCTGAAGGTGGAGGCGGCCATTGCCGGCCTTATGGGCGGCGCCATGGCCCTCGCCATCAGCAAAGCCGGCGAATTTGGAGGATCATTCAAGGAAATATCGACCCTTGTTGATGCGTCGAGCGACGATATCGGTAAGTTCCGTGAGGACGTGCTTGCATACGCGCAGAGTTCAGGAAAATCCATTGCCGACATCAATCAGTCAATTTATAAGGCCGTATCCGCCGGCGTCGATTATAAGGACGTTCTCGCTTCGCTTTCCACGGCGGAAAAGCTCTCCATTGCAGGTCGGAATGATCTTGCGTCCACCACGGTCCTTCTCGCGGGTACGATGAACGCCTACGGGGCGAAGACAAGCGAAGCGGAACACTACTCGGACGTGTTTATGGAGACGGTACGGCGCGGTCTGACGACGCTTCCCGAACTGGCGGGCTCCCTTGCAAACGTAACCGGTATTGCGTCCATGGGAAAGGTTCCCATCGAAACCCTTTCCGCGGCGATTGCCGCGCTTACCGCGACCGGCATTCCTACGGAACAGGCTATTACGGGACTGAAAAACGTCATTGCGAACATTATTAAGCCGACCGATGAAGCGCAGAAGATGGCCGCCGCCCTGGGGATACAATTCAATGCCGCGGCCTTACAGACGAAGGGGCTTGAGGGTGTGCTCTGGGATGCATGGCGGGCAACAAACGGCAATGCAGAATCCATGAATACCCTGTTCGGCAGTATCCGTGGGTTGAATGCGGCGACTATCCTCGCCTCCGATTCTTCAGGAAGGTTCAAGGAGACGCTCATTGCCATGCAGGACGCCGCAGGCACTACAGAGGCGGCATATACGAAGATGGCCGGAGGGTTCACGCTGACGACCCAGAATCTGAAAAATAACATCGATGTGCTGCTTATTGATGTCGGCCAGCGATTCCTGCCCGCCTATGGTCAGATCGGGAGCGGGTTGTCAGACGTCTTCAAGGGCGTCAAGATAAGTATCGATGACGGGACGTTCGCGCCGGTGTTTGACTACTTTACCAAGTTCGGCACGAAATTGGCCGAGGATTTGAAAATAATCGCCAAAAATCTGCCCGAAGCGTTCAAGGGTGTTGACTTTTCATCTCTTCTTGCATCGTTTGACAGCCTGGGCGCCGCCGTGAAACGCGCCTTTGAATTGATCTTCGGGAGCGTCGATCTCACGACCGTGGAAGGGCTGCAAACGTTCATCCAGAAGCTCATCGACGGATTCACGGCGCTTACGCAAATATCAAAAGGGATTGTGGAGGGGCTCGATCCGTTTTTCCGGCTCATAGGAAGTTCAATCGACAGTTTTACCACCCTTGATGCGACGACTACGGATATGATCGGACACTTCATGGGCCTTGCCATAGGCATCCAGCGACTTGCCGACGTCTTTGAAATACTGCTCGCCGTGCTGACCGTGCGGGGTGTCGTCACTGCGATTACGTCATTCGGCAGCGCGATACTTACCGCCGGTCCGGCAATCCTCACCATGGTATCATCCCTCTCTGCGCTGCAGCTTGGTTTTGTTGGTCTCGCGGCGGTCATCGGCGCCGGGATCGGCACCTGGCTGAACCAGATTACGGTCGTTCAGGATCTTGCACAATGGATCATCAAGCTCTTTGACGTGCGGGGAAATTTTTTCGGCGCCTACGATAAAACAAAAACACAGATCGATGAGGAAAACCGGGCGTTCAATACAGCTGTCGAAACAATGAAAAAGCTGCAGGATGCCCATAAAGACACTGCTGTATCGGTGAGTGCTCTGGGCCCGGCGGCTGAAGAATCCGGAAAAAGAACGGTCCGAAGCTTTGACGAAATCCTTGCGGAAGTCAAAAAGACGCAGACATCCATTGAAAGTCTTCCCGTCCAGAAGGACATAAAGGTCGGCGTGCAGGCCGACGGCACTTCCATTGAAAAGGCCTACGGTATGGTGCTGGAAAAGTTTCCCGACGGATCCGCCCGCATCACCCAGGTCAAGGCAAGCGTCGATGGAGGTTCGGTAGATTCCGCGAACAAAAAGCTCGACGAACTGCCAAAAGAGAAAAAAGTTGACGTCACCGTCGAAACGACAAGAATCAAGGAACAGTCCGCCATCATCCAGAAATCCATTGAGTGGACGGCAAAGGTGAACATGGCGGAAGCGGAAGAAGCGACGAAGCGCCTGAAAGACATGCTAACGTCCGTGAATACGGGCATTACCAGCACGGGAACCCTTCTCGGTCAGTTGTTTGACTCGCTGACATCGGGCAGCTCTCAATTCAGCTACGAAATCAAGCGGCAGATAGAACAGGAAAATTCGCGACGCGGGGAGGAATTTGATCTGCAAAAAAAGCTGATCGACCAGCAGATCAAAATGAATGAATTAAAAATCGAAAGAATGAAAAGCGGAAACTACACCGTAGAGGTCAAGGGTTCCGGTCTCCAGCCCCACCTGGAAATGATCCTATGGGAGATACTGACGGCGATTCAGCTTCGCGCGAACGAAGAATCATCTGAATTTTTACTTGGCATTGGATAATATCCGGAGGCGGTAAGGACATGCAAAAAATCGGCATTGCATCTCAGACATACATGGCGGACGGCGGTTTCCTTTTGACATTGTTTCCCGATACGCAGGCGCGGGCCGGATCCCGGCGCGTTTCCCGCACAAAAACCCTCGACGGCGGAGTGGTGATTACCGACTCCGGCTTTGCCCATGGAGACCGCAACATCAGCATCAGCATCCCGTCGTCGTCGTCGCTATGGGCGAGATTGTGGGCACTATTCCAGACCGCGTTACTGATCACCATCAGCATGGATGACGGCTGTTTCTCGGGGGCGCCGGATAATATCCAGGACAATGGCGACAAGATAATAATGAATGTCCTTATTAAAGAGAAAATATCAGCGTAAAGGAGGCTATCATGTCTATTGTATGTACCTTATCAAATCATTTCAAATATCAGAAAAATGCGGGGAAGATTGATCTCACGAACGGATCCCCGGCTGGTGATACGTTCAAGATCATTCTCATGAACACGACATTCGCGTTCGACAAGGACGCCCATGCGACGCTGGCGGATGTGATCAGTTCTCCTTCCCCTGAGCTTGAGACCGGCTATGGATATACCCAGCAAAACAAGGAGCTGACCGGAGGAGAATTGACGGAGGACGACGCAAACGACAAGGCGACCCGCACGTTCGACGATGTCACCTGGACAGCGTCCGGGGGCGACATCGGTCCCACCGGTGCGGCGATTATCTATGACGACACCACTGACGACGACACTGTCGTCGGGTGCATCGATTTCGGGGCGGACTATACCATCCCGAACGGATCCAGCTTTCAACTGCAAGACATCACCATAGACGACGCGTAACGATCCGGGGGCGCCATGCCGACGATTACATTATATCCCGCTGTAAGCGGCGACGATTATATGTGGTATACCGGGGGCAGTCTTTTACAGGCCGCCGCTTCCGTTATGGCGGTCGGGCCGTATGGCTCGACCGGCGATAGAAGCGGCATCAGGTTTCCCTCTGCGTCAATCCCCAAGGGAAGTGTAATAAGCAGCGCGGTCCTGACCTTATATTCCTATGGCTCCACATCCGGAGAAACGTGCAACGCGAAAATATATGGGAATGACGCAGACAACGCCGTAGCCCCCACCAGCCACGCTCAGGCGCAAGGCCTCGACCTCACGACCGCGTTCGTATCGTGGAACGGGATCGGCTCCTGGACCGCCGGCAGCGGGTATGACACACCTGGCCTTGCAACAATTATTCAGGAGATTATAGACAGGGACGGATGGAGCAGCGGGAACGCCATTCAGATTATCATTCATGATGACGGTTCATCGGTAGGCGCATATCGGACACCGCATGCATGGGATGGGGGAAACCCTGCGTATTATCCGAAGCTCGTCATAACCTATGTGGAAAACACGGTCCTTGAAATTCCCCCGTTTGCCGTGCAGGGATCTCTCGCCTTAAAAGACGTCTTTTGCGGCTACTACGTTGTGACGGCGCCCATTTCCTCCCAGGGATCCCTTGATCTCGGGAGCATGAATATACTGCTTGCTCCGGGCGCTCTCTCTTCTGATTCAATGCTTGACGCCGGCATCAAAATACAGTTACCATGCCCCGCATTTTCCGGCACGTCTCTACTTGTAATGCCCGCCCTTTTCAACGGGATATTGCTTTCTTCGCCCGCCCTGGCCGGCGTGTCGTCGCTGACGGCGGCGCTTTCCCTTCGTATCGTTCCGCCTGCCCTGGCCGGCGTGTCGTCGCTGACGGCGGTATCTTTACTTGATATGGGGCTTTCTCTCCCGCCGTTCTCCGCCAATTCATTGTTGACAATCGAAAAGGTGACAACATTTATCGATCAGGATTTCAAGGTCACGTATCTATGTGTTCTCTCAGCGTCCGGACTTGCTGATGTCGTTTTGCCCATGTCCTTTTTCCAGGGACGTTTGCGGAGCGGCGACCCGTCATTTCTCTCGATGATTATTCCCGGGCTTGATTACGCGGATGATATTGCGGATCGGGCTGACGGGACATTACGCGTCTATATGGTGAAAACATACCGTGACGGCAACCGGATCATGGAAAATCTTGCAGCCGCCGATCTGGATGATATACGTGTTGATCAGGGAGCAATGAACCAGAGCATCACCCTTTCAGGATACAGGACGGAAACATACAGCCCCAAAACGGTGCGGTTGACCGGTGCGTCATATAAGATGATCTATGACGGTAAAAAGCGATATCGCTGCCAGCCGGACCTCTATCTCCGTCCGGGCGACACCGTTGTTATTGGAGAGGATTCCTTTACGGCTGACGTCATCACCTGGGCGATCGGCAACGTAACGGAAATTATGGAAGTCGCGGAGGCGGAATAATCCATATATGGGGAAGGGAGAAATAATAGGTAATCTCGGCGCCGGGCACTATACGGTGAAGCTCCTTTTTGACAACCGGAGGGTAACGACCGCGATTGCCAGGCTCACGTCATCCATTGCCGCCGTCAACGCCCGCATCAATGGCACATCGCCGCCCCTTTCAGAACAGGAACTGGCCATAGCAAAACTGGAAAAAGCCGCCTTTGAGAAAAAGAAAAAATACTTGGAAGATAACAGCGTGGCGGACATAACCATGAGCGCGTGGTGCGCCGATCTCACGGAGGACCTGACAGGATTTGTCGGCACCATAGAGATTCCCGGTGAACGAAACGGCGGCGTCAATATCCAGCCGGGATACGACAACTATGCGCCCTATGACGCCGAACGGGATGGACAGCTTCAGAAATCCATCGCCGGTACTCCGGGGGGGACGTTTTACAACCTCGCCATGCTCCCCGGCTGGCAGAAATGGCGGCCTACCTACCGTTATGGAACGATAACCGCCCTGAACGGTGATTCCTGCGACATAGATCTCGAAGAAGCCACGAGCAGCGCCCAGGACCTTGACGTCAACCAGACAGACACGCTCTCCAATGTGCCCATAAATTATATGGACTGTGATGGAGAGGCCTTCGATATTGGCGATGAGGTCATTGTCGAGTTTATCGAGCAGGACTGGTCGCGTCCCCAGGTGATTGGGTTCAAGTCCGATCCGGAGTACATACGGAATTACTTTGCCATATTGACCGTGTACGGTCCCTTGCCTCTTTACGGTAGTATCCGGCTTGCGTATATTTATCCCGACGGGGTTCCCGTCCTGCAGGTGGAGCACAATGCAAGCACGCTGCCCGCGTATGCGGGACAAAGCGGCGCATATTGGACATGGCCGGAGGCTATATTCTGGCAGAAAAACAAATACGTGTATTTTTGCACAAGGAGTCCTTCCGTGGCGCCGCCTGAAGTCCAGGATTTCTATGGTATCTTTATTGATACGAGCGGTCACATCATCGAGGAGAAACTGCTGGCGAACATGAACGCGTATGAATACGGCCTGCTTGTGGGATACAATAAATCGCCGCGGGAATATTATGTATTGTTCCGCAGGGCAGAATCAGCCCGGAAAGACAACTGGCTCGCCATATATGATCAGAATCTTTCCCTGATAAACGGCGAGGTGATCGGGTTCGGATGGTATGTTCCTGAGATAGTGGATCCATTCAAGCCCGTGGGAATAGAAGATTACCTGATCAGCGTGTATGACTGCGGATCCGGGATGACGAGGTTTGCCGACGGGACGTGCCTGTGGTGGAGAAACGGCTGGGACAGCGGACGAATTCTGGCCTTTAAGTATATCAATTATATCCTCGATGAGATTTACGGATATATTGCGGATCCCGCGATTCCCGTCCGCACCGTCGATATGTCGGGTACCTATAATCACAGCACGGATTTCTGTCATATCTACGCCGCCCAGGAGGGAGGCGACAAGCTCATGTATTCCGTATTGCTGGATTATACCAACAGATCTCCGAACGGAGGGACTGCTGCGGAACTAAGGCTTTGCAATAATAAAAACAACCCCGCAAGCTATACCGTGGTGCAGACGGGGCCGTATGTGACTGCGGATGGCGTCAATTATTCTAACAGGTACCTGAAGCTGGCATATATCGCGAAGGCGCAGGTGTTTGTCGCGTATTTCGAGGGAATAATCCAGGCATATTATGGAGATTACCTGATCGTCCAGCCCTATGTGTCGGTGTTTAACCTGTCCGGTGTCGAAATATACCGTGAAACATATTCCGTATTTTCCTCATCCATGGGGCTCTTCGGCGCGGTCTTTGCGTAATGTACAGGAACGGGAATTATTTCTTTTCTTCAAGATTCCGCAGCCGCTGTCTCTTCTTTTCTATTTCTTTGTCCTGCAGTTTTACCTCCCGATCATAATAATCGCTTTCCCTCTGGCCGCGTGCTTCTCGATGACGGTCCCGGTAATACTCGCGGAGATTCTGGGCTTCCTCCAGGTTCTCGTTCGCTCTCTTTATCTTGCCGGCTTGCATTTCTTTCTTGATGGACTGCGCAGCTTCGTCACGGTCTTCGCGCGGCTGAGGTATGACAGTTGTGTGTTTCGGTTCTCTGGCACGTTCCCTCGCTTTTTGCTGTAATTGATACCTCTGGATTTCTGCTGGTGAATCGGGAGTGTAGCTTTCCGTATCGATCAGCTTCACGCCCTTCGGTGGTGGTCTGTCGCTGACAATCTTCGTTCCGTTCTTGTCGATCCACATATAGATATCGGCAGCGAAGGACACGGTTACAGAAAGCAAGACGGCGATGATGCATGTAAAAGTCTTTTTCATAATGCGCTCCTTCAATTTTTGGTGCTGAAAGCGTAGACAAATATGGACACGGTGTCAAGCGGTATCGTGCGGAAACCCTTGTTGGTGGCGCGCCCAGCAGGAGTCGAACCTGCGACCTTTGGATTCGTAGAATAGGGATAACCATATAATAACATTCCCCTATTTATCTCCCGTAGACACGGCCATAAAAAAAATCACCAACAGTATCTGCATGTTATGGTTCAGGCCGTTTGGACATGCGCCTGAATATCCCTTCCGTCGCGTCTTTAAGGTGCCCCGCCACGACATGGGTGTACCAGGCCGTCGTGCTGATGTCCGCGTGGCCGAGGTACGTCTGAATCTTCCGGAGATTGATATCCTCGCCCATGAAGTGCGTGGCGACCGAATGGCGGAACAGGTGGGGATTTACCTTCTTCGTGATCTTCGCCTTCTCCGCCGCCCTGGCAAGCGCCTTCCGGACGTTGACGACGGGCCGCCCCGTACGCTTGACAAGGAAAATGTACGCGTCTGGCTTAATCTTTTCTTCGTCATCGGGTTTTATCGCGTTGATGGCGTCCTCCAGCCACCGGTTGAGGGGCAGCACCTTGTAGGAACCCCCCTTCTGGCGCGTCAAGATGGTCTTGTTCGCGAAGTCGACATTGCCCCATGTCAGGTTCCTCGCCTCGGAGAATCTCAGGCCGAGGGAATACAGGCAGAGGAAAAACGCCCGGTAAAACGGTTCCGCAGCATCGATGATCCGGACAACCTCGTCGGGGGACAGGACGATGGGGATCGGCCTGGTATGGGGCAGCTTTTTGATCTTCACGTTCTGGACGGCGATGTTCTGCTCCTCGCGGCACCATCGGATGAAGCCGGACACGTAGTGCAGNTCCTTGTTGATCGTGCGGTTCGACACGCCCTGGGCGTGCCTGTTCTTCTGGTANAGCGAGATGAGGGNATGGTTCCAGCNGGCCACGGGAAACTTGCCGATGATCCTGGCGACGTATTNCAGGGAATATTCATGTTCCCGGAATGTCGTTTTNGCCCGGTGCAGAAGCANCCANCGNAGATAGTCGTCAAAGAGATCGNCGAAGGTNGACGTCACCGTCGCCGGTTCGGGTTCGNCCTCGCCCCGGATCGCGCGCTTCAGATCCGCCTCGATGGCCCTCGCTTCCTCGACGGAGGCGACGGATTCGGGGAGCCTGAGGCGGACCCGCTTCCCCCTCCGCCCGTTCGGGTAGTAGTCGATGATGTACCGGTTATTGCGGGTGATGATGGCCATGGGTTATAGATAAATCACATTCCCGTTCACTCTGACGAATCGCCTGACCGAACGGTTCCATCGGGGTGGGCGGATAGCCTGTCCACCTTTTCATTTAATATATCGATCTGTTTTTGCAACGCCTCAATATTGTCGAGACATGACTTCAATTCGGATGCCGTATCGACTGCCAGGGAGAACTCATGGACGTTTTTTACCAGGGCATTGATGATGCCGGCATTCCCCGATTGCATGATTTTGATGACGTTCTTGATAATATCCTTTGTTTTTTTATCTGTTCCGTAATGCGGCATTGGCTCATTAATAATGTTTGGCGATGGTGAGGTATCAATGCCGGAGGCTATATTTTTACCAAGCATGATAAAATCAGCGTAATCATATCCATAAGCAGCCGCGATTTGCTGCTGCACCGGACTTGATGCGTTTTTCTTACCTTTTCTTAACTGGCTTATAAAACTCTCGGTCTTATCTATTTCAATCGCAATTTCATTCTGCGCGCCGCTGCCACGCTGTGTGAGCACATAGTCGAAAGCAAGGCGAAAGTAATCTATTTTGTCAGAATTATTGATCATATCTCTTATTAACTTAACGTTAAATATAATCAATAAAAAAATATGTACCCATAGTTAAATTTTACTTGACAACGGCATAACTATAGGTTAAGTTGTGCGCCATGAAACGTGGTACACAAAAACAAATAGCCGAAATGGTGGGGGTATCAAGCTCTTTTGTCAGTCAAATTCTGAGCGGGATACGCCGACCATCCTGGCCAATGGCGAAGGCGCTTGCGAATGCTACCGACACAAAACCTGAGCTCTGGCTCGATGGTGAGCCTGCGCAGATTAAGGAAGCCATAGGAGCATCCATTGATGACGCAAATTAAGCTCGATTTCTC